TCTCATTGGTAGAATGTCCCCATCTCGACCATTTCTATTTTTAGCAGTGAAACCATTCAATACCCCCTTAGACTTGTCTTTAGGCTTGCAAGCCCCTGTAAAAACAAAGTCAGGTACATCTAGCTTACGGAAAGACTCACTCATATTCTCTCCCGTAACAATTTCAGCACTAGAACCTTCCTTGTTTGATTGCGAAGCGCTCCATACAGCAAATTTGGGACTACATTCTCTACCAATATTTCTGAGATCTCTATAGATTGCCTTGAACTCATGCCTAGAGCTATTACTATCAAATTGCTTGATAGAACACATTTCATCAGCATAATCAACAATAACAAGATCTGGCCAGAAATTCTTTTTTAATCCCAACTTTTGCATTTGACCGCGAAAAGTTGCTGTTGTAACAGAAGATGAAGGATATTCTTTGATCATCAATCTACCAAGATCTTCCCCATTTTCTTCATACCATCGATTAACGAAGTCTTTATTTTCAGCAATCTCTCTATTGTTTATTCCTGTAAACCAACCATCATATCTGCGTCCAACTTCCTCCTCACCCATCTCCAGTGTGTAATGCAATACATTGAATCCAGCTTTTAGAGCGGCTGCTCCAACTTGAACAAGCCAATGGCTTTTGCCTACACTTGGGGCGGCTACAAATATGCCAAGCTCACCTCTTCCTAATCCACCATCTAAAACTTCTTTCTTGTCAAGTTCTGGGATTCCTGTAGGAATAGGTGACCGTTTCGTGCTTAGAAATCTTGCTTCTCTATCCTCACTAAAGTCATGACCAATACCAACTTCATCACCAGCTGATAAAGCTATTTTCATTATCTCCATAACCTCAGGATATCTGTCTTGCATAATCAACTCAGAACTCTTAAAGAGAGCTTCTTTCATTGCTTGTTTTTTACAGAAATCTAACGCTTTCTCTTTTACGAATGGTAAATCACATAGATCTGGTGTCTTTTTTGTCTTTGATAGAATTGGAATGATTTTTCCCAATAAAGCCGTTGACATACCTTCTTGTGATTTTTCTAGATTTTCCTTTAATATCCCAGCAAGAATGGGAATTGTTGGAAAAGTTCGATATCTTGCATAATAATCGTAATACTTTTTTGCTAAGAGCTGAAAGTGAGCCAAATCAAAGTACTCCACCTTGATAATATCAACCATTTGCTCTGCCCAAGAAGTATCAATCAGCAATGCTTGGATTACTCTTTCTTGAAAATCTTCTCCATAGTTAGAGAAAGAAGGACCGCTAACAGAGTCATCTGTCGTGTCTACCATATCTGTTGTCATATTTGTAATATTGTTCCTTAAGTAAATGTAAGATGATTGAAAGAGTCACAAATTCTATTTACATCGAGACCGTCTAGGTCGAAGTCTAAATACTTCTTCCAAAACTTGATCTTGTTGTTTTTTAGTTTGTACTCTTCTGATTGAGATTAAGTAATCGATCATCAAGAACCATCAGGTCCATATTTCGTCTGACTATCTTCTCACTCTCAACTATGTTTTTATACATAACAAGAGGCTTTTTCGCAGTATTTACTTGCTCTCTACTTTCTTCCAAAATATCATCAATAGTAATTACTTCGTTGATCATATCGAAACGTTTTGCCAAAGTTTTAAATCCAACACGAGACACTCCATCAATATTGTCAGAACTATCTCCACAAAAAGCCTTTGCTACACAAAAGTTATCTGGAGATATACTGAATTCATTTATTACATCCTGTTTATTTACAAAAACCTTTTTTCCTGGTCGATAAATTTTTGTTTTATCATCAAGAAGTTGATAAAAATCCTTATCAGAAGAAACTATAGTTTTTTCATCGTCTTGGAATATCTTCTTACACATATACCCAATAACATCGTCCGCTTCGCAATCATCTACATACAACTGCTTAACTGGCAACCACTTAAGTAACTCAATAAGCATTCGTATCTGCTTATTCTTATTGTCATCGGTGTCAGGAATGTCGTCTCCATAAAACCTATTCATTTTTGCAGGCTTTCGATTTGCCTTGTATTCTGGGAATATCTTTCTTCTGCGTGGTGAACCTCCACCTTCCCATACGACATACACTTCACTTGGTACGTGCCTGTTTACAAGAGCAGATAACGCCTTTATATATCCGATAGTCCCACCTGAAAGATCTCCGTTCTTATCCATAGAAGGATTAGCCATATAATGCCTCACAAAGAGGTTCATGGAATCCACAATCAATATCTTTTTATTCATTTTACTTACCTGCTCGATGAGAAGCTAACATCTTCTCTGCAATTTGTCAAGATTTTTATATAAAAATTCCGAGCCAAATAAATAGCTCGGAATTCGTCTCCTAAAGTATTTTAGGTATCGCCGGTACTTCCTAGTGCTCCGTCTCCTCGATCCGTCTCAGAGTCGTAAATAGAATCACTCTCGATAAGCTCAACGTCTGTTTCAATCTTTACAAATACGGCTTGAGCTATTTTTTGACCTGCAACGATGGAAGTTGTAAGTCGACCAACATTGTTAAGGTTTACAAATATTTCTCCATCGTAATTGCGATCAACAACACAGGCTCCAACAAGTAAGTGATTTTTTGATGCAATTCCACTCTTGTTCTTTATTTCAAGCATGTACCCCTCTGGTACTTCTATTTTCAACCCAGTTCCAAGAATTCGACTTTCCCCTGCACCGACCTTCATTGCTTTACCCCAGTCTCTCTCATCTGATGGGCAGTAAAACAAATCCATTCCAGCATCTGTAGGATATGCCCGAACAGGCATCTTTGCTTTCCCATGAACCTTTGTTACACGAACTTTCATACGTCTAACTCCTTCATAATGTTCTCTTCTGAATCCTCACCTTCATCAGCATCATCCGTATCAGGATCGTACTCGCTAGCTTCCTTGTTGCTTCGATCCATTATGGTTCCCATTATTTTTGACAAACAAGGCTTAGTTATTGTCTCAAAATGTTCTACCATTAATTTTTCTTCGATATTCTTTTGCCTAAAAGAGTCCTTGTTCAATGACTCTCCAGTTGATGCATCAAATGTCTCAATCGTCTTGTATGCACCTCCTTTGAAAATGTATATTTTATCACCGACAGTAATTCCATCCACCTGATCTATAAACATCTCCCAGATTGGCATGTGTTCCTTAATTCCAACTCCAAAATGAATATCAAATTCCACAACCCTATGTGGAGCAGCGATCTTGTTCTTTCTTGTTTTTGCCCTTACTCGAATACCGCAAGCAGGGACTCCTTTGTCTCTAGCTTCTGACTTCTTAATGTCTTCTGGGTATACATCTCTTACTTTTGAAAGACCAATACGTATGCTGCTCCAATACCTTACTCCACTACCACCCTTTGTCTTCGTTTTTTCTGATGTATACATGTTTGCACCAATAACATCATATTCTTGGTTTACCATATTGAAAGAAGCACCAGACTCGTTTAGGTGTGGAGTAAATTTTCTTAAACACATTGTAATCTGTTTTGCGTTAAGTCCAACCATCTGCTCGTCGTCATAGGCTCTAACAACTTCCTTTCTAGAGCCGATTCCGCCAATAGAGTCCCAAAAAATTGCGATAGGAACTTCTTTCCAAAGTTCTTGCCACTCCTTCAAATACTCTTCAGCTACTTCGAATACTCCCTCAATACTATCTACCTTTGAGTAAGTAAACCTATTTGATTCAACATCTACACCAAGAGCCTTTAGGTTTTCAATAGAGGTTGCAAGCTCTGTATCGATATACATAACCACGCCACCTGATTCCAATACGTCTCTTGCCATTTGATAACAAATATGAGACTTACCTATAGATTCAGCACCAGCGATTTCAACGTACCTACCTCCTGGTGCTCCGCCTTCAGCCCTATTTCCAGACATGATTGAATCTAAAAGAATAGATCTTGTCGAATACCATCTGTCAATCTTTGCAGGATCCACTCCGTCATTAAGTGAGAAACATATTTGTTTGCCTTTTCCCAACTTTTTATTAAGACGTTCTATCATCCCGTTCGCTATTTCATCAATACTTCTTTTTTTCTTTGCCTTAGCCATAAATAAA